ACGCTTGTCTGCCGTCAGCGCCCTGACCGCGTCTTCCCTGCTGGCGGGCTTGGGCACGAACTCATAGGGCTTGACGGGCTTGTACTTGTTGACCAGCTTCTCGTACTCGGCGCGGGTCATCTCCTCGCCCTTGACCTTTTGCGCACCCTCTTGCAGCTCGGGCACGCGCTTGGTCACGTCCTTGAAGTGCATGTTGATGCGGTCCACCAAAGGCTTGACGCCCTCAACCACACCCTCGACTGCGTCCTTCACGGCCTTCTTAACTGCGCCGCCCTTGGCGTATGCCTGCACGTTCTTGTGCCACTCCTGCTCGCGGCCCTTGTGCGAGGTGGGCACGCCGCCCCCAGCCATGGCCCACTCCTTGAGGGACTGCTTCTTCTTGGGAACCGAATCGGTTTCGATTGGCTTGAGCTTCGGTAAGTCAAGCGCCTTGAGTTTCTTGATCATGTTCTTGCCTGCCTTGAATGTGCTGTAGCCACCGGGGATCAGCCCTGCCGCTGCGCCAGCGGTCTCGGCCGTCGCGTCGATGTAGTCCCCGCGCTTGGCCGCATCGGCTGCGTTGCCAAGGCCACGAGCGCCCTCCTCGAGCGCCATGGTGGTTCCGACGAAGGGCACGAAGTCAGCGATGCCCACGCCGATCGGCAGGTTGCTGCTCTCGCCGCCCGTGATGGTCTGCGCGTGCCTGCGGGCCTTTTGACGGTTGACACCTAAGCCCTCCATGCCGCCTTGGAGTGCTGAGGCCATGCGCTCTCGCATGGTTGGGTCATATGCCCGCATTTCGTCAGCCATGATCAGTGCCTTTCGCTTGTACCCCTGAATCATAAACGGAGGGCTGTGTCAAGTCCACCCGACTGCGCAGCCACTGCTCGAGGCGCTCTCGTGCCCAGTCCCAGTCCAGCGGCTCGCCCCAGCGGCTGATTAGTTCAAAGCGGTTGAGGCTTGCCTCGACCTTGGCGGGTTGGTCAGACTGCATATGGGTTCACCCTTCTTACTCGGCCGGTGTCGGCGTAGTCGTCTTCGTCCCAGTCGTCGTCAGGCGGCGGGTCGATGTCCAGCCAGCCAGCGTCGCGCAGGTAGCGCAGGGCCTGCGTGCAGGCGTCCACGAGGTCGTCGTGCGTGGTCTCGGGGAACGAACAGATCTGGCTCACGAAGCCCTCGGCCCAGTCCTTGACGAACCCCTTGCGGTTGTCGCTCTCAGGTATCCACACACGGCCACGGGCGATGATGTTGGACACGATGTTCAGGCGCTGCATCTTGTCAGCCCTGCCGGGGTTGTAGGCACGCACGGGCAGGTGAGCACGCTGCAAGTCTTGGATCAGCGAGATGCCCGCGCTCTTGTCCTCGATCAGCAGCAGGTCTACGCGCTTGCGGTCCTTGCCCTCACCGAACACCGTCTCGTACTCCTCGAGCACCTTGGGGCGCAGGTCGGGGTACTGCATGCGCTCCTGCCAGCAGTCGATCACCATGGCCGACATCGGGCCGTCCTGCGGCTTGAACACGCCGAACGTGATGCAGGCCGTCGGGTCGTTCTGCACCTTCTCGCTGGTGGCCACGTCGTAAGACTGAAGGATGTACTCGAACTTGGGGAAGGCTCGCCCGGCTGGCCACAGCTTGAACATGTCGCGCTTGACGATGCCGCCCTCCTCGGGGTCGATGATCTCGGCGTAGATTTCCTGCCGCCCAAGCTTGGTCCCCTCGTAGGCGAGGATCTGCTTGCGGAAGTTGTCGGACAAGTTGCCGAGGTTGGCGTAGGTCGAGGCGGTGGTCATCACCACGTCGTCACCCTCGCGGCCGATCAGCTCGATGATCAGGTCCTTGGGGCGCGGTGTCGTGGTGCAGATCATGCGGGTGCGCTTACCCAGTCGCATGCCGAACTGAATCTGGTCCCACGCCTCTTGGATGTAGTCCCACGCGGCCAGCTCGTCGCACCAGCCGCCATGGAACTGTGGCCCCCGGAAGCGCTCAGGCTCGCTGGCAGGGATGCCCTTGATCAGGCTGCCGTTGGTCAGGCGCAGCTCGTGCGCGGTCTTGTTGTAGTCGGCGATCAGGCTCTTGGGGATGATGGTCATCAGGCCTGAGTCACCCTCAAAGCAGGTGGCGCGGACGTCGGCGCTCGTTGGGGCGGCCACCAGCCACCGCGTGCCCGGCTGCTCATAAGCCCACCACGCGATCTGCTCGGCTGCCGTGCGGGTCTTGCCTGCACCACGGCCAGCCAGCATGAGCCAGATGGACCACCAGTCGCCGGGCGGCAGGGTCTGATGCAAGTGCTGGGTCTTGAACCAGCTCATGCGCCACGCCCATGCAAGCCGATACTCGGGGCTGGCCAACGCTAGATGCCTCTGCGTCTCTGGGTCAGCCACGATCTCGGCGATGTCATTCATTTGGATGCTGGCTCTTGGAACTGCATGACTGCCTCAAGAGCAGAGAGGGGGGCCCAGCACCACAACTGGTTGTCCTTGCTCTTGTATATGCAAAGCAAACCGTATAGGTGCGGATTTTTCAGCTTCAACAATGAAGCCTCAGCCTCAGCTTTTGTGGCCATGCCATTTGTGAATGTGACCGCATCACTCATTCGCGTCGACCTGCTTGTTCAGCTCTACGTTCTTGAGGAGGGCTGCAAGGTAGGCGTCAGCTTCAGACTGAATCTCCACCTTCAACGGGTTCTTGGGGTCACCGCCCACCGCCACCTTGTTGCCGTACTTGCTGGGATTCCAGCAGGCCAGCAGCTTCAGGCGCGTCTCGATCTGGAGCTTCCTGTGGCCAAGCATGTCGTCCTCGGTCACCGTCATGCTGTCCTCGCCCTCACCAGCGCCAGAGCTGAAAACCTTCTTGGCTCCAACCCTCGGCGTGTCGGCAATCTCGAGGGCCTCCTCAGCCAATGCGTCATAGCCTGCTTCGCGGGCGCGTGCGACCCGTAGCGAAAGGTCGGCGTCCTGCGCCATCCAATCGTACATCCTCGTCCAGTGCGGCATCCTGTCATCCCTGCATATCTGACGTAGTGGCTCCCCTGCACTGAGTCTCTCGCATATCTCTGCGACCAGCTCTGGTGTGTACTTGCTTGGCCTGCCTGTCTTCTTTGGGGCCTGTGAGGCTTTCGCGGGCGATGCAGCACCCTTGGCCTTAGCTTTAGGCTTTGGGGCTGCTGTAGCTCGTTTCAGTGGCTTTGCGGCGGTTTCTGGCATGACCTTATTCCTCGTCCGATTAGATGACGGGATGGTAACCGAATCGCTTACTCGCCGTCCAGTGCGAGGCTATCCTGCTCGGGTGCGCGGTACTGCTCGATCTTTGTGCCTGCCGTGAGCTGGGTCACGAGGTCGTCCTGTGTGGCCACCGCGATGTTGAAGGTGCTGTTCGCGACGTGGCTCAGGGCTTGCTGGCGCAGGCTGGCTTTGACGAGGCGAGTCCCTTGGGGACCGTGGACGATGTAGATGCGTTCTGCCATGTGGCTCTCCGATTTGTTTGGTGGTCCCAGCCGCTTGTGCTGGTCGAAACCGATTCGGTTTCTCTTCGCTTTCGGGTCGCTTTGTTTGGTTGCGGGTCGTGGTAACGCTCCACGCTCGATACGGCTTATGAGACCGTTCGGGTCAACTTGACCTACCCGCTGTAAACCGATTCGGTTTCAAGTCGCTTTACATGATGTCAGGCATCATGCACACAACAACCAAAAACAGAATGAACATTGTACCAATAAAGAGCTTCTCAATCAAGGTTTCTTCTCTCATGTGTTCTTTTCCTTGAGCTTGTCCTGAATGAGTTGCCAGAGCACCACGGGGACGGTGGCGTTTGGGGCACTCATGATGATTTCCTCGAACTCCTTGTCAGTGAGTCCGCGCCATTGCCGCTGTGCTGCGGGTGGGGTGATGGCCTTGAACTGCTTGAGCAGCTCGGCCTCGAGCTGGTCAAACATGTTCATGCTGCGGCCTCCACGCGCTTTACCTTGCGCCTTGCGCAGAGTGTTACCTCGAGGTTGGCTGTAGCCTCTTCGCTTGTCAGCAGGCCACGGCGCTCGAGTTGCGCGATGCCTGCCTCGATGTGCGACACGGCATAGTTCTCTGGCTTGTCCCAGACGCGGCACATGTTGTCCCAGACTTGGTCCTTTGTCATGCCGTTCCATGGTTGATTTGCGGGGACCACGCGGCCCCATGTGGTTTTGTCGTACATCACGCCACCGCCTTGCTGATCTTGAGCTGGCGCTCGCGCAGGGCGTCGATCTCGGCCCACAGCTTGATGTAGTAGGCGTCGTCGGTGGGCAGGTCCTTGTGCAGCGCCAGCGTGTCGTGGCAATCGAACAAGGCGCGACGGCATGTGTGCCAGTCATATTCCTTTACCTTGTTAGTAAAGGTTTTGTGCCATTCACCGTAAT